AGAAGGAGACTGTTTGTGATTGGATTGTTTTTAATCTTGTGCCTTGGAGCCGCCGTAACTATTATGGTTGGATGGATATTTGTGCAAATATTACTGTGGGCTGAGGAATAACGCTCGTTCATCCTGACGACGTTTAACTAATCCTGGCAGGACTTTGCCACCACCTTTAGTGTACTTCAAGAGTTCTTCCGCAGCACCCGCTTTATCGCCTCTGAGCAACTTTTGACGAAGCGTTGAACGCTGGAGTGTCCCAAGCCCGACGTTAAAACTAAAACTAACAAGGCTGTCAAACATACCTTGTGTAAGGGGAACGGGGCAGAACTGAGCCACTCCACGCTCAAACCTTGCAAGATCGCTTCTGAGAATTCCATCTACTTCCTCTGTTGAAAACGTGCGGTTATCTTCTGGGTGTAACGCATAACTATCTCTTTGATCGATTGGCATTTTGCCTTGATCTGGGTAAAGTACATGACCGACTCCTATTGTCCAAAGTTTTGCTGGGCAGCGGTAAGGCTTAAACCTCACGCCTTCATGGTGTTTGACCATCTCAACAGCTTTAGGGCTGATGTTCATTTCTTAAACGCCTGACCACCAAACCAGAACGACACAATGCAAGCCCAAATGATCTGAGTTTCATCGTCCCACAGTTGATCCATTGCTACATTAAAGGCAACATCTGTGTGCCATGCGTAATAAAAACCAAAGACCTCCACAAACATAAACATAGCAAACATGCCATAGGTAATGACGCTACGAGTAGCGGCTCTCATGTTAATGACCCAAATACTTGCCCCCTGCCCAATGGCTACATCGTGTGCATACAAAGCTTGTCGCTCTTGCATAGCTGTTTGGTTATTAGTAACTTCTGCATTGATTTGAATTTGTTCAGTTTGGATATGCTCAATGCGTTCTTGTGCTTCCAGACCAGCTTTCTTGAGGGTCAGTTCCCTCTCAGTTTGCATTGCAGCTAACGCAAGTTCATGCTTCTTGTCAGACTTGTCTTGTATAAATTCAAGGATTTTTGGGAGTCCCCCCATTAGGAAGCTCACCAGGGATGAGAATAGAGTTATCATTTTTTAACCTTTCAAGTTGTTTGCGTTCATACTCTAACTGTTGTCGTAGTTTTTCCATGCGCTCAATTTGCAGTTTACTTTCTCTTTGTACTGCTAATGTGTCATAGTAAATGGAGCCTATTAGCGGAAGCAATAAGACAAAGACCAACACCATAGCAACTAATGCAACTAAAAACCCCATCTTACTTTTCGATCCATCACTAGAAGACTGAAGAACAGAACCAGGTACAGAACGAACACCAGACAAGCTCCCACGTAGATTGCCTTGTTTTGGATTGCTTCGATTACCTTTCTGCGTTGCCACTCAACTTCCCTTTGTTTTTGTTCTTGTGCTAATCGGGCTTGTTCTTGTTCTTCTATGATTTGAACTCGCATTGTATTAACACGGGTATATAGATTACCCAACTCAGGGGGAGATTGGTACACCATTATCTCCCTAATTTCTTTAGCCAGTTTTTCAAACTGTGTTTTAGCAAGTTCTCTGTTTAGCGCCGACTCCATGATGTTCTGACTTGGATCATAAACAGTCTTAGACTTCTCTTCTTCCTCTCGAATATGATCTGCAAGTTGTTGTTGAACTTTGAAGAATTGACCAAGATTTGCTGCCAAATTAGCTACAACTGCATGTTCATCCCAAACTTGGGCTTCAGCTTTTTTTGGCTTTGGAACAACTGAAGTTGCTGTAGGCTTGGGTTTTTTCTTTTTGAAGAACCCAAAGAATCCACTAACTTCTTCTGCAATTGCTTGAACTTCTTTGACAGTCTTTTTGGCTTCAGCAATAGTTCCCTTGACTTCTTTGTAAAGTTCACAGCCTTTACGGATTGCTGCAACACATCCGTTTGCCATTGCAAGAAGGGTAAGAGGATCAATTTTAAGCTTCCTATTATTCCAAAAGCAGATTGTTGTTAGACATATATTGAGTCATCAACCAACTGGTTCCATCAGATACCAATGTGCATTGATCCCCAGAACTAGCCAATAGAATTGATGTTCCAGCAGCACCTCCTGTAATAGCCACAACGTTACTAGTAGCAGATACAACTGTTTGAACTTGATAGTTTTGAAAGAATAGTATTCGACCAGAATAACTAGATGCTGTTGGTAAAGTAACTGTGCAAGTTGAACCAGATTTGTTATTGATTAACCAAAGATCAGTAGCAGCAACAGTAAAGTCAGCAGTTTTGGTAACAGGAGCAGCTACAGATTGTTTGTTGTTAAACGTAGACCAATCAGTTGAAGTTAAATACCCATTAACACTAGAGGTAGCAGCAGCCATGCTAATAACAGGAGTTGTACCACCAGAAGAAACAACTGGGGCTGTACCTGTTACAGATGTAACAGTTCCTACGTAATCAGTGCCCCAAGCAGGAATGCCCGATATTACACGCAACACTTGTCCTGTACTACCTATTGCTAATTTAGACCAAGTGTTAGCTGCTGACCCATATAAAAGGTTTCCAGTAGCTACAGATGATTGCCCTGTACCACCATAAATTGCACCTAAAGCAGTGTCTAAAGATAGAGTTGTAAAGTGTCCTGTAGAAGCAGTTGTAACACCAATAGGTGTACCATCAATGTTTCCACCAGTAATGCTAACGACATTAGAGTCTTGAGCTGACATAGACCCAAAGACTTTATTACTAAGCTTTTGAAACCAATCTCTCCAGGCAAAGTTCTCCCCAATCTCATTTGGAGGAATGGGGGTAGAAGGTCTAGCCATGACTGTTAGTATTAGAGTTAAATAATCTTATAATCATTTTTCCCAACCTCTTAGTTTGGCTTTTTCACGATACTCTTGTGCTTGTTTCTTAAGCAGCTTTTCACGCTCTGCTCTAGCAGCTTTCTTTTGTTCTGGTGTTCCACCATAAACAGGAAAGCCAAGTGTTCCTAGTAACGCACGTTTAGCACCTTCGCCTTCAGGAGCGCCAGCAGCAGCTTGAATTTGAAAGGGTGTAGCCATTTGAGCAACAGCTTTAAGCCTACCAAAAGCACTACGATCAACCAATTTTGGCGCATCAGGACTAGCGTACTCTAAACCACCAATACCAACAATAGCAGCCTTGGGTATAAACCCTAGTTTATTAGACAGTGTTTTACTTGGGTCCATTATCCAGTGATAGGGTTCCATAGCGTGTTTCATAGCTTGCATGGACGTACCGTCAGGATACTCAATACGAGTTGGGTCTTTATTTTCCCAAATAGGACGATCCGCAGTCATCAAGTTAATAGCATTAACTAGCGTAAGGTACGTCAAAGCAGTTTTGAATTGATACAACCTAGCATAATCTGCTTTAGTTGTAGGAACCATCATGCCTTTAAGACCTTCAACAGGTTGCCATTTAGTAGGATTCAATCCTTTGGGAAGAGCAGCAGTAAATGCTCGCAAAGTAGATATAGTCCAATCAGGAGCAAACAAAAGAACTTGCAAAGCTCTACGACCTTCAGGACTATACGCAGCCATAGACATGCGTTTAGCAAACTCATTTTGAGTCTGCGTAGCAGCATCAAACCAATTCAAACCACCAAAACTGTCGTTAACAAATCTAGAGATTTCTTTACGAGCAACAGCTTCATCAAAAGGTTTGCCGTCTTTAGAAGCTTGTATACGAGCTTTATCTAAATAAGCATTAGCCACCATCAACTTACCACCAGTATGCAAATAGTCCCACGTATATTTGTCAAACAAACCTAGGGTGTATTTTTCAACAGCAGTCAAAGACGATTCAAGTATGCGGGTCTTAGGACCATACTTACCAATCATTGAATCTACAAACTTGCCTGTAGAAGACAAAATACCTCTAACAACATCTTCGGGAATTTCAAGTACAAGTCCACCATCTCTAATCCACAGGTCAACACTTTCCCCAACTCCACCTTTTCTAAACTGCTCAACAGCCTTAGAAATTGCAGATAACTGCAACTCTTTACCAGTGACAGCTTTGATACCTCTCTCAACAAGAGGCAACACAATAGCTTCTTTAAGTGGTGTCAAAATAGGAATCTGAGCACTAGACATAACTTCCATCAAAGACTTAGCATGGAAGAAAGAACCAATAACGTTAATACGTTTAGTAAGTTGAGAAACAGCTCCAAGAGCTTTCATCATCTCACCAGGACCAGCATCAAAAACAAACTTCAAAGCTGGCATCATGTCAGGATGCACGGCATAACCAGCAAACTGAGGACTATCCATCATCTGCCAACCAGGTGGCATTGGATTGTCTTTAGAAACTTCTTTGATTAAAGTCTCACCATTGACGTTGCGAATCTGTTTAAGACTATCTACAAGATTTTTGTTTTCAATTGCCTTTTCCATTGACAAGGCATACTCTTTATAGATTTCAGCGATGTCTTTGGTCTTAATCTGAATACGATAATCAGATTTACCAGCAGCAGCAATACGAGTGTTAGCTTCGTTTATATACCACTCTAAGTCTGCAAAGGTTTTGAACTTACGTTCTTTACCAAATTTAGACTCAGTGCTCATACCTCTCATAGAAGGGTCCCGTGCAGCTGTTCCTAGTAACGCTTGGATAAACTCTTCACGAGCACCTTTGGGAGCACCTTTCCAATCAATGATGTGGGTAACGTAATCTTCCAACAGACCTTTAACAACACCAGCATCGACAGCACGATTGCCAATATCCTTGACAAGAGCTTCATACTTCTTAGCAAGAACAACTTCTTCAGGACTTAGTTTAGATAGATCACCCCTGTCAACAGCTTCAGCAACAGCTTCACGCCTAGCAGGATCAGAGATGTCCTTCATCATGTCACTTGCTTCATTGTGAATGATGCGCTCATTGGCAAGTTTGTTTTGGATATTCATTCCAACAAACTTCTCAGTCTCTTTGATGGGTTCTAACCAAGTCTTTTTGTAGTTTTTATAACCCTCATAGAACTCAACAGCAGCTACCTTGCCATGTTTTGCAAAGATGTCAGCAGCAATATCGTAGAACTCTTCCTCACTTTTAACATCACGAGGATCAGTTTTAGTCTTGTCAACAGGAAGCTCATCTGGTGAGCTTATGGCTTTAGAAGGAACACTTGTTGCAAAATCAGCACGAGGAGTAAACTGCTCAGACTGCTTAAGCATTGAAATGCCACTGTCCATGACCTCATCAAAGGCTGTACGAGCACCTTCAGGAATGCCGTTGCTTTTACGAACAACTTCTTTGAAAGCACCCCATAAGTTATTAAGAACACCTTTAGGTTGTTGACCAACACTAATGCCGCTTAACAATGTTTGAAATCTTTTGCTAGTAAATGCTTCAGCAGTAAACTCATGTATGTCTTCAAATCCGTAATATGGTTTACCTGTAGCAGGATCAATTTCTTTACCACGAGCAGCTAGATAGGTATCAAATAGCTCTTGCATCTTGATAGCAGCAGCACTACCCTTTTCATTTAGTAGTCGATGTGTACCAGCATGAATAGCTTCATGTAACAAGACACGTAAACTGCCGTCTTTACCTAATTGAACTAGGTGTGAATTGCCGCCTGTGTACAAACCCGAAGCATTTTGTTGTTCAGCACCACTCTTATCTACGTACTCAAGAGGATCATTTGAAAGCTTAAGCTTAGCACTGCGAATGAAATCAGACTTGTTAAGAGCTTTAGCAAGTATGCGTTGACTAACAGTTCCTAAACTGGGAGTATCAACAACACGATCTAAAGCTTCGCCTACATTCTTAACGCCATACAAATGATTGTGAAATTCTTCCCAAGTAGGTTTGTTGATGTTAGCAAATTTAACTGGAGGCATACTGTCAATTAAATCTTTACGCTTCTGCTCCAATTGTTGTTGTTTTTCTTGCAGATTTTTAACAGCCTCAAAATCACCTTTGACTGTAGCTCTTTTTATGTCAATAGGTATGCCAATGTTTAAATCCCAATCTATTTTGGAAACATCATCTTTAATATCCTGTCTGCCTAAAGGGGCAGACTCCAACATAGATTCTTGTTTAGCAATTTCAGCATTTATTTTGTTTATATTTTTTTGTGCAAGGTCTATTTCAGCTTGATTGTTATTTTCTTTAGCCAACTTTAGTTCTTCAGTGGCTTCAATTCTAATCATTTCAAGATTGCTAATAACTCTTTTATAGAAGTCTTTATTTTCTTTTGGCACACCAATAGGTTGCTCATCAGTAGTTTGAAAACGTTTATCACCAGCTTTACGCAAGTCGTCACTACGCAACCCTACTTCAGGAACTTCTGGCACATAATCTTTAGGAAGTTGTCCAGTATTTTTAGCACGATCAGCAGCTTCTTGACGAGTTAAAAAGTTACCACGTTCATCTAAGAAACCCTGGTCATGGGTGTCAAAAGTTTCAAGCTTACGTTGTTCATCATGTTTTGGTCCCATGCGTTCTACTGCACCAGTCTCTTTGTTCCTAATAGCAGCTTCAACAATAGGAGTTTTAGAGTCACGAATAACTTCAAGCTTATTTAAATAAGCATCTATTTCTTGTGGAGGAGAATCTTTAGGGGGTTCAGGAGGCAAATCAACTGGAGTTATTTCAATAGGTTTGACAGGTCTAACACCACCAGGTAAGACACTAGAAATTTTTTCACCAATCTTTTGACCAGCAACAAAAGGAATCCTACCTGCTATGTTAAATCCAGGCATAGCTGCACCAGCAGCCGTAGCTGCTGCTACTTTCAAAGGTTCAATTGTTCCTGTTTCAGCATATTCAGTACCAGCCTCAATACCACCTTGTAAACCACCAGATACAGTACGTTGTCCAATAGGACTAGCAACAAATCGAGCAGCTCTACTAGCGCCATCAGACACAGCACTAACAGCAGTTCTGGGAGACATGCCAGCCATACCTACACCTAATTCAGTTAAGAATGTAGATGTTGGATATGCTTCTTTTTCTATTTGACGTTGTGCATAATCTTCAGGAGCAAATGTTTTGTGCATCAAGTCTTGAACTTTTTTAGCAGCACCAGATGCAACCATTGCTCCACCAAATCCACCACCAAGCATAACAGCTCCCCCAACAATAGGAGCAAATGGAGCACCAACACCCGTGGCTGCTGTAGCAGCAGCAGCACTAGCAGCATATGGAGCAGCTATAGCCATACCAGCACCAAAGCCAGCTAAACCAGCACCAGTAGGAACAATTGCTTCTCCACCAGTACGATATATGTTTCTTCCGAGTCTACTTGCAGCGTCGCTTGTAGAGCCTGATTGCAAACCAGGTTTAGAGTACATACCAAAAGCAGCACCACCCTCACCCTCAATAATAGGAGTAGTTGAAGGTCTAGCTTCTGGTTTTTTAGGTATCAAATTATCAAAAGAAATATTAGCTTCTTTGGAAGAACTTGCTTTGCTTGGGATCAAATCATCAAAAGAAATGTTTGTCCCTTTACTTGGAGTTGATGATCCTTGTTGTTTGGTTGGAATAAGATCGTCAAAAGAAATGTCAGTAGCCATACATTACTCCTGGAACGTGAACTTAACACCAGCTGCTTTAAGCCGTTCTAAAACTTTTTCACGAGGAGCCCCGTCCTTAACAGCTTTGTTAGCCCTATCAATAGCCGCTTGATTTTGCTCTGGAGTTAGTTGGGGAGGTTGGTTGTTACTAGTAGCAGCAGCCCCACCTCCTTTAGATTTTTCTTTGGCAGCACTTACAGCTTCAGGAATGGTAGAAAAACTATCGTACTTAGTACCAGAAGCTAAAGCATTTGCAACAGCAGTTTCTTCATTAACCTCTTTACCTTTCCACAAAGATGGAATGTTAGTAGGTTTGCCCCCGTTTAGTTTGGGATTGGTAACTGTGATGCTTAGTTCAGTAGAGTAACTTCCATCAGCATTTTTCCTAGCAGGATACCCATCATGAGTTTTAGCATTAGTAGGCATTCCACCTTTAGCAGAAGGAATCTTTCCTTCAACTGCTTTGCTACCAGTAGATTTATCTTCAATGTCAATGGGTGTTGCTCCTCCGTACAACTCAAGTTCTTTTCTAAGATTGTCTAAGATGCTTTGCTTACCTGGAAAATCTGGAGCAGTAGAATTTAGAGTAATCTCTTTTTTAATTTGGTCACGTTTAAAGTTATCGCGCTCTGTAACAGCTTTTTGATAGTTAGCTTTTTCAGCAGCATCAAAGAACCAAGTTTTATCAAGCTTAGCTTCAGCATCAGATACTTTTTTATCTAAAGCCTCAAGAGGTTTTTTAGCAGATTTTTCAAGACCTTCTACAGCCCTAGTGTAAGCAGACCAAGCCAAGCGATCTTCTTTGTCAGCAGCAGTATTAGAATCACTGCCTACCATTCTACGATTAAGCAAACCATTTTGACGAATAACTTCTATACGCTCACGAGATTCAGCAAGAACTCTAGCTTTTTCAATCTCAATATTTTTTAGTTGCGTAGCCATCTGCCCCTTGGCATTAAGCATAAGATTCTTAGCTGCTTCTTTTTTTTCAGCACCAGTCATGTTGTTCCAGTTTACTTCTCCAATCTGAGATATAAGAGCTTTTTTATTGGCTTCTGGAAGACGATCTACAAACTCTTGCACCTTATCATCAGGTAATGCAGCAATAACACCATAAGCATTACCCACTTCTTGAGCTTGTTGATCTAGTTGTTTTTGTCTGCCAGCTATTTGTCTTACTTCGAGTAACTCAGCAGCAGCTAAGTTTGTTTTTAAATTTTCAACATTTCCAGACTGGGCATCAAGCATAGCTGCCATACGCAGCTTTTCAGGATCACTAGCATTTTTAAATTCAACAGTCTCTGATAAAACTTTGAGACTAGCTTTAGAAGCTTCAGAAGATTTAAAATTAGTATCAGTAACCAAGTTACTTAACCTAATTTTTTCTAAAGTCTGTTGGTCTTGTTGAGCTTGTAAAGCTAATGCTTCTGGAGCATAGGAAGCTTTAAGGCGATCTTGTTCTAGTTTAAGACGATCTTGTTGTAGTTTGAGTTGTGTTTGTTCAGCAGCAGCATCAGTTTGCTCTTGCACATAAGGTGCAGCAGCCATACTTTGCTGAAGTTGTAAAGCTGCTTGTCCACCAGCAGCTGCATCGGTCATTAGGTATGCCATATATTAATCCTTAACGAATAGAAGGGCCATAAGCACCTCCATAATTAGCAGTGTCAACCGCACCCATACCGCCACTACCAATACCGTAGCCACTTTCATACTGACTAAATCCTTGATCGTTGTATCCATATGGTGCGTTCATTTGTGCGCCAGTACCAGTACCACGATATTGTCCAGCAAGACCAGAAAGACCTATAGAAAGAGCACCAAGACCTTGTTGAAAGGCTTGTTGATTTTGACTATCTTGAACTAAACCAAGTCTAGCTGCTTCAGATGGTGCAGCACCTGCACCAGAACCCACAGCAAGTCGATTAAGATAGTCGGTCATAAAGCCATAGTAGCCTTTTTGTCCAATGCCTTGAAGATCTATTTGCTCATTACCAGAGTACAACATTCCAGACTTTGATGCAGAACGTTTAGAAGCTTCCATAGCAGGATCTAATACACCACTTTGAAATTGACTATATCCTGGCATTTTGGTAGGGTCTAATGTGCTACCACTAGTTAAAGCACCACTATACATAGAAGCAAGATTACTTCTATAAGGAGCAAAAGGATCAGCAGCAGCTTGAGCTTCAGCACCACTAGCAGAACCCTTGCCACCAAAAAGTTTACTTACTCCACCACCAGTAAGTGCGTTAACACCTGCGGCAATGCCTACAACTGAAGCAACAGTTGTTAATGAGATTCCAGCAGACATTTTTTATCCCCTCTCCAAAGATTATTTACTTGCATAGCTTGTCGATAGTCTAGAGTTATTTCTTCACCCAGATCACCGCCTACCATGCCACTTATATCTCGTAATGCTACTAAGAACATATCTCCAAGACTGTTTGTAAAAGCTACTGCATTAGGAGTCTTAGAGTGGTTAATTAAATACCCCGCAGGGGTTCTACAACCACCAAGTCTCATAGGTGCAATGATGCTGTTTTGTTTAATCACAGCAGTAGAAAACATTCCTTTACCTTCTATAGGCGAGTCTCCAGCACATATGCTGTAGCTGCCATCTGGAAAGGGAATGCAATCTTCTCTGTGCTTAGAAGCTAACTCAATGTCTTCTAGAGTCCATCCAGACTCTTCAACCATTAGCAAGAAGTCTTGTCGATCTTCTTCATGCAGCGGATATTCTTTAAGCAGTTTTTCTTGTTGATGTTGCTTAAGAATATCTGGAGACTTGAACAACACAGACTCAAGGTATTGAACATCTGTGTTATTAGTAACATAGATATTTTGCCACACAACGTCCTCTAAAGTAAAGCCAACTTTACTACCAGCTTTAGCGACAAACATGTGTGGAGCTACCAAAGTTTGGACTTGACCATCCCCATCAACAACATTGATGCTACCTTTAAGCAACACATTCATATGTTCTGAAAGGTGTTCCTGACCCACAATCATTGTGTTTTTAGGATAGTAGGCTTCTCGAATATATAAGCCTCCACCAAATCTGTGGACAATAGAATTAGGAGTTTGCTCCTCATTCATCAACGCTTTAGCCAAAGCTAATTTACTATCTGTAGTACGGAGGTCAAAGCCTTCTTTAGTAGCAACAGAGTTAATAGCTTCTACAATTTGGTCCAAGATTATCTCCTGTAACGTCCACCACCAACTTCTTGCTCTTGGTCCATTTCACCTATCCTAAAGTCTATTTCAGCAGTATCTAAACGAAGAGCAACATTACTGCTACACAAGAACTCCCAGGCTCTACGCCTATCAGCACCGCTTAAATAAACTTCTGATCTAGAAGCATTAAGATCAATAGACCTGTAGTTTGACCAAGTGTTGTAGTCATCCCCAGTGTGACGTACTTGCATAGTACCAGCAACTTTATCACCAAGGATCTCTAACCTTCCATAGAACTTACGTTTAGTAGTACCGTTGTCTATGATGTCTGTGACTGTTCTGCAATAAATTGCTTGCCCATTATCTTGATATGTATCTACACCTAGAGTGTATAAAGTTGCAGTATCATCGTCTAGAATATATGGAACATTTAAAACCTCTGCATAAAATGCAGGACGGAAATAAGATTCTTGATACGTACCAGGATTGGCTTGATTACTACTTTGTATAGAGTATTGAGTCCAGGTATACCACATCTTTTCATTGATGTCATATACAAGAGTTTGGTTAGTAGTATATAAAGTTAATATGTAAAGACTGTGCCCATTAATAGTGTAGCAATAAGCAGATACTTCGCTAAGCCCATCAGCTGTTAGATGTCGGTCTATATTAGCTGTAGAAATTTTAACAGGAGACACACCGTCCATAATATATACAGCTCGTCCATAAGATTTGCCAGAACCTACCCACAACACAGTGTTACTAGTGGCAACAATACTGTCTCCATTAACACAACCAACTTCAGAAGAATAACTTGTGGCTACTCCCAAAGGAGAGCCAGTAGCATTGGCAACATCATAAAAAAATTGAGTACTAGAATTACCAAAAGCCACAAGATAATTTAAGTGTCTGACAATGCCAACAAGTGTGTCTGATGTTTGTTCGAAACTTATGTAGTTTAAAGAATTCCAAGTAGTTGCATCACCAACATCACAGTTGTATATACGATTGGTAGTTGTACCAAGAAATATATAGTTATTTAAAGCCACAACCCCAGGCACGTAGGGTGCTGTAGGTAAAGTGGCTGTAGCTACAAATGAACCTGCTTGATTTAATAGGTAGCCAGTTACTTTATTGTGAAAGAACAGGTTGGCATCTAAAAATGTCTTGGCAAAATAACTTTGGCTAGTTGATGTTGACGTAGTTCCTAAATTTGTTACTGCAAAAGAACTGCTAGGATTAATCTGATATACCGTGTTATTAATAACAGCAATAAGTTTGTCGTTAAATTCTACTAGCCCTTGGCTTGGGGTATATGCAGGGGGTGTAACAGACACAATCTGTTTAACAGACACAAGGCCAGGGCGTTTAACAAACTCTCGTTTTTGATCTCTTGTTTCAAAAAAGCAATTAGAAGAATACGAGTCTTTAGCAAACGTCCCATTGCGAGATTCTATTGGTTGAGTAAGAGGAATACGCAAGGTAGCCATAATTACTGCCCATAGGAGTTGTTGTTTGTAGATCTAAAATCAGGAGAAAAGAATGTGCTAGAAGCTTCTACATCCCAATCAGACAACATGGTTTTGTACGTACTTGCTCGATTGGCAATCTCTTGTCTAGCGTTCATAGGAACACCGTACTCAAGAGACAGTTGATCAGCTAGGTTCCACATCAAACAGTTCATCCACTCATTAGGAAAGTCTGGAACTCCTAACGCAGTAGTCAAATCATCTAGAGGCATTTGAGCAACAATGTGCAACTCTAAGTTAGTTTGAGCATTTAAGTCGGGGGTTAGATACACATACAGTACGCCATTTAATTTTCTAGGATCATAGAAAATAGTGTTGGCTGTACCTGTAGAAAACTTAGAGCCTAAAACGTTGTACTCTTGTTTAGACATCACCATTACTGGTATGTCAATATATGGAGTAGTTTGCTTGTTACGGTAGAACCCTTGAATAACTTTTAAAGGTTTGTCAGTAATAGCTACAGTAGGACTCAAAGAATCGTACATCAAAGTAGAACTAGCGCCACCTAGGGTATAACTAGTTTGGTTGTTAGTTAGAGGAATAATGATCTCTGAAATCTTCCACAGTTTTAATCCGTCTGTACTAAATTGCTTGATAAGCAAGTTTAAAGACATAGACGCATTGCTAATAGTAGCGGCATCAGGTGAACTACCAATTTCCAGAACACCTAGTTTACGAAGAGCCATGGTAATAATTTCATCCCGAGTGACTGTATAAGTAGAACTCATAGTTTTATCCAATTAAAAAGTCGTTTAAACCAGGAGCTTGTTTGTTTGTTATAGCACATCCTGCTACAGCAGTTGGAGGAATAGCTATAGATCCCTCTAGAGTACATACAGGAAGGTTGCCATAGTTTACATCTGCTTTAGCACAGTCTGCTTGCCCATAGTCTGCTATACCTTGGGTAGTAATAGGGGTACAAACAACAGCAAAAACATCTGCTTGCCCTGGCCTAGTAAATGGGGGAACTTGTTTATCAGCTACACCATGTACAAAGTCTTGTGGTTGCCTTGGTTCCCAATCTCCAGAACAGACCATAAGTCCATCCCAACGAAGTTGTAAATCATCATTTTTAAATTGACGACCACAAACATCGCAAACAACTTTCCAAGCTCCATTGTCCCACCTAGGTCTGTACGACATAGTTAGCCTATAAATTCTACAACAGCATTAATAGGAACGCCTTCAGTAAAAGTAACTGTAGTAGTGGTAGTTTCTGTATAACTAGAAGTTAAGATTTGTCGCACACCATTGATATACACATCAAGAGTTTTAGCTCCTACACTATAAACAAAAGGAACTGTAAATACAGTTTGTCCTGACGTAGCAGTCACAGTACCACGTTGACGACCTTGGTAAACGTAGTTGTTTACATCGTTAAGCCATGCAGCAACTATAGGAGTACTGTTGTCAATAAAGTAAGTAGTTGCCATGTTCTGTTCCTAGTAACAAGTAGATTGTTATTTTGTATGAAGAATGAATGTCCAGATTATTCCAGACATTCCAACTAACAACGCACCACAAGCTTTGATGATAATACCTTCTAACCGTTTAAGTCTAGCGTTAATTTGTTCGTATCTAAACGCACAAACTTCTTCGTGGTTAGATAGTCTTGTTTGGATTGAAGGTTGAGCCACAATAATTATCTGTTTTAGTTTTGGTTTAACAATCAATTGCGTCAGCAAATTCTGGCAGCGTTTTTAAATATTCATAAGCTTGGGCAATAAAGTTTATAGAATCTATGCTTACAGATGGAACAAATAAATAGTTCTTGGTGAACTTGTGCGAGTCACTTTTAAACAAAACTTCAGCATTAAGCTGAGTTTTAGAACCTGTGATGCTGACGACTTTCACATAAGCAGAAAACGTAATTTTCTGATTACCATTTTTTACTACGCCAAGTGGTGTTTCAATGAATGAATCACCTTCTGTTTCAATAAGTTTTTGCAAAGCCATTTGATTTCTCCTTTATACCGTGATGTTGGTGGCGCAAACATACCAAGTTGAACTTCCCAATGTGACCGAACCACCAGTTTCATTTTGAATTACAACGGTAACTATATTAGCCGCCGTGACTGTAGCTGATACCAAACAATCAACCACATCTACACCAGCACCCGCTGTTGCAGACATTCCTAATGTTGCACCAAGAACTGTAAAGTCTTTAGCTACAAAAGTTCCATCACTAATAGTGCCTGGATTCCATGTAGCTTGACCTGTGTAGCGTACAAATTCATTAGCATTTGGCGTAAAAAACGACGAACCACCAGCATTTCCAAACGTAATTGACCAACCGTCTAAGTAAAAAGTGGTTGACCCAGTAGCCGATGAAAAATTAATATTTAAACTTGAATAAATGCCAGTGTAATTTAAATCAAAACTAAATGTAACTTTTTTCCAAGCGTTTCGGGTTGTTACTGTTTCAACGCCAATAACAGCAGCACCAGCATTGTAAAAAAGGTTAATTTGTATATCGTTGCCCCCAACTGTTGGAATGTAAATCCATCCAGTTGCGGTGGCACGATTTGACCCAAAAGCAGCAGTTGAAATTGGAACAGAAAGTTGCACTTGACTGGTTGGGTATGCGCTTGCTAAAACACATGCAGCTGACGATACACCTTGCTTAACAATACTAGTTTCCCTCGTCATGGTTGCACTTGCGGTTCCCCACGACCCAGCGGGGGTGGTTGTACCAATCCAGCGATCTAACGAACCATTGTAAACAATGCTACTAAAGTCAGATAACTGACCAGCCCTATTGACGTTTTGATAGCCTGTTGCGTTGGCATTTAATTGAGATGTATTTGTGCCATTGTCAGTAATGGTTGAAGATGTTTGGCCTTCACAAGAAATAGCGCCAATTTTGGTATTTGTTGACCCCGAATCAATTACCAACTTAGTCATTGTAACGCCGTCAACTATGCAGCCATCACAAGTTTGTAATTGAAGTCCTGTATTTGCACCATTATGAAAAATGCCTGGGCCGTACACATTTCTCTGCCCATCAGCATCAATCATTGATATTGATGTAGTTCCAGCTTCGGTGTAAAAATTACGAATATTGTTGTATAAACAATCTTTTAATGATAAATTATAGGTAGAGTTGCCTTCGGATAGCCCCGTTAAGACACTGGCTTGCATACCTTGCATATAAATGCCGTAGCCCAACCCACCGTCAGCGACCAAATTAAATTCACAATCAACTAATGAGGTGTTTGTTCCATCTAATTTTGCACCTCTAAACCCGTTAGCTGGGACTGTGCAAGAAACTGGGTATTTAGTATAAAACTGATTTGTATTAAATTGAACTGGGCGGCATGATTGCAAAGAGGACATTCTTACGGCATATCCTGTTGCACTTGTGCCCGTTATTACATGAATATTAACAAAAGAGCATTGAATTAAACCAGTTAAAACAAGCGCGTCTTTACATGATCCAGTATTGCCATAAATTCCAAAATCTTGCCATACACTGTGCATTAACGCTGTGCTACTACTTAACGATTCAGCGTTTCCATACCGAATACCATTTGCGCTAGTTCCTACAACTAAGTAAAAACCCGAATTAATACCAGTGCCAATAATGTTGACAGACTTTGTGATTTGGATATTTTGCGTGATCTTAAAAATACCGTTCGACAGGTAAACCGTTCCGTACTCAGGCACAGCAGCAAATGCAGCCAAAACTGCGGCTGTATCGTCTGTAGTGGCATCGCCTACACCGCCAAAATCTTGAATGGTGACGCTACCGCCAACAATCATTGACTGAGAAACTTTAGTCAAAGCCATTATTTATGTTCCTTCTAAAGCGGTTATACGGGCGTTAAGCAATTCAATAGTTGCAAGTGCTTTTTGCAATGACATAACCGTAACCGCCAAAACAGAACGGTCATAGTAACCCCACGGCTTACCTTCTTCTGGGGTTGGGGCGGCTTCTGGGCCAATAGCGGCATTTACGTTTTGTGCGTAAAAACCTAATTGCCTGTCAGTTCCAAAAATTTCTTTCTTCTCATCGTTATAGAACCAATATCCCGGCTCAAGTTTTTTAAGCATGGCATCTGGGTCAACTGGAACACCGTCTTTAATCTTCCATGTTTCATCTGAAACAGAAGATATAACACCAGCGGCTGAAAATGTTGCTGTGCCAACACCATAAGCCGACATAGTAACAATGCCAGCATTGCTGATACGCATCCATTCGGGAACAGTAGCACCCCCGTTGTATACGCAAAAAGTCATAGACCCAAGATTCCCAGATGCGTTATTAACTACACCTATAACACCAATCGCTTCTTTTGCACCACTTGCGGCATTAATCCTAATGCCAGCACCTTCTCCTACTGTTGTTGTGGGTGCGGAAATAGTTATTTGTTGTTTAGCATCCGTTTGCGCCCCTGCTGTTCCTGTTACTTGAAGTCTTGTATAAGAAGGAATTGATGTAGTTCCGACACCCAAATTACTATTGGAGTCAAAAACAAGTCCAGAACTATCTTGTAATACACCTGATGTTCCCGCATAGGTCACTCGACCAGATGTTAATGCAGAATTAGTAACTGAAGATGCGCTTATTGCCCGACCAGCAGTCAAATTAGCAACAGACACTTGTTTAGTAGTGCTAGACTGAACAATTGGTAATACTTCGGTACCCGCTAAGGGAACTGTTGCTGCTGGTAACGCTGAAATTTTACTATCTGCCATGATTTATTCCTTTGTATATTGTGTAGTTGTCAGCCGCATTGACAGATGACTTGGGCTTGGTTGCCATTACGCACTCACAGCCTTAATCACAGCAAAGGCAATCACAATCGCCTCAGATAAAGAACCCAAGGAAATGTTACGCACGTTAATGCTTGCTGACCCTGCCGCTGATTGAGCATTCAATAAGTATGAACCAGCCGTGCCACCACTGATATGATTCATTATCAAGATGTCGCCAGCTTCAATGACTGTATTAGTCAAAGTAAAACTCACAGTTGTGGATGCCGCCAATGCAGCAGCAGCCAATGTAATTTGACCTGTTGATTTGCTTAAGGTTACTGCTGTTGTTTTGTCAGTGAGCTGTGTTACTAATCCACCTGAACCTGTTGCATAACCTTGTTTGCCCGTGCCAGTGATGACTTGATTGCCAGTGGTTGAAAGACTTGTGCCAGTAGCCGCACCAATGACTGGGGTCACCAATGTTGGGGTATTGGCAAATACATTTGCCCCTGTACCTGTTTCATCAGTTAATGCCGCCAACAAATTTGCACTTGATGGGGTTGTCAAAAATGTTGCTACGCCTGTACCTAAATTAGATACACCACTTGCAATAGGCAAACCAGTGCAGTTTGTCAATGTTCCAGAGGTTGGTGTCCCTAATATAGGAGCAGTTAAAGTTTTATTAGTTAAAGTTTGTGCTGTATTCTGCGTAGCTAATCCACCAGCTTGACTAAGATTTGTTACTACCTGTGCAGTAGTATTTGGTGGACTACCGCTTGTATTTGCAATAGCTGTATAAATAGCAGCATTAACGTCATTAAGCCAAGTAGACTCAATAACAGTTCCACTAGTAAAAACAGTTGTAGTCATAAGTATCCTTGGTTACAACAAGATATTGCTGCTAGATTCTTGTAGCAACAAATCATTTGTTTCTAGTAACAAAAGTGAGGCTGTAAATGGATCAGAGGTTACACCATATAAGTCTGTAGCTACACCATACTGTGTAATAGTAGTTGGTCTAGGTTCTTCAAAACCCCCATAGGTGCTGTCTGCTACAACTGACATGATTACACGCCCATAATAATTTCAACAGTAGCCGAGGTTCCAGAACGAGCAGTTACATTAGCTCGAACATATCTCCAAGGACATACTGTTGTAAAACCATCAGTAGCGGTTGTAGTACCAGACAAACTAATAGTACCAATAGTTATCCAATTGGCTTTAACACCATTGAATGTGTCTGTTTCATTAGATACTTGAATATCAATAGCAGCAGTTACAGCACCTGTGCCAGTAACAATAGCCTGAAAAGAACTGTAAGGACTCTCTTTATAAATAGAGGAAGAAGCAGCAACAGCAGTTGTTGAGGTTACTCCGCTAAAAGCAAAGTAGCGAGGTTGCTCACCACTTTTAAGAAACATGTCAGCCATAGTAGACTCCCGTTTTGCTAGTGTTTAACACGATAAAAAATCAACTACTAAGAAGACAGCATCCTTACTTCTCTTAGTTACAAAAGAAATATGAATGCTGCCACTAGTGTTTTTGTGTACCAATTTAATTGGCATACTCACTAGTTATTAGTCAGTGCCAATAGCAGGAAGTACAAACCCAGAAAAACCTACATCTCCAATATAGAGGTTATTAAACAATCCATATTGAACAGCAGCAGCGGTAATCATCAAAGCACCAGCAACATCTAGACCACGAACTACATTGCCTTGAATAATACCTGAGCCAGTAGTAGCAGAAGTAGTAACCAAGAAAGCACCAGTAGCACTATCAGTATTAACGCTGTATATCTTGTTATCTGTAATTAAAGCAGCAGTCATTACTAGTGCTGCATGACTCAAAAATTGAGATACGTTGTTTTGAGCAACAGTTTGAATTACAACGTTATCAGTCAATGTTAGACCAGTCATTGTGTTGAGCACAACAATAGGAGCAACAGCTTTGGTTGTAGCATCAGATTTAATGAAGCAATTAGATACTTGCAAGAAGTCTGAATTGGTAGACACAGTAGTTTTAACTGCTGACAAGAAGCCAAGGATGGCACTTGTATCAGTAAACGAACAGTTGTCAATGGTGAAGTACGCAGCAGCAGCAACTGTAAAGCACGAAGTAATGCTCAAGAAGTTACCAATAAAGCGACAATTAGAAATTGATACGTTATCAGCAGAAACAGCAATAGTGGTTGTGGCTGCTGTATCAAGAGTAAACGTAGGACGTTTAGTACCAGCACCTAGACCAACAATTGCTACACCAGCAATATCAAAGGACAAAGCTGTAGCACTAGAAATAGTTTCAGCGTGACCTGGTTTAATAAAGATGATGTCTCCACGGTTAGCAGTACACCTACTAATAGCATACTCTAGAGTACTAAATGGAGCATTAAAAGTACCTGGATTACCATCAGAACCACCAATTTGTCCAGGCAAAGTTGGGGTAGCATTAGACACCCAATACACTTGACCAGGATGAGACTGGGTGATTGGAACACCTCGGATAGTTACGTTGTTAAAACCACCAGGGAAGTTGGATGCGGGAGATTGTGGGAGAGCCATTTTAAAATCCTATGTTGACATAAGTGTTACACAAACAACACTATCTATTAGATAGCGTCATCATCAGGGTTTGCACAAACATTGTGCTGATTACATTCTACGTTACATTTTCTTTTTGTACATAGTTTTTTTAGCAGTCATGGTCTTTTTAGTGTCCATCATTTTTTTAGCTGGAGCCATTTTAGACATAGACATTTTGGGTTCAGGTTTCTGACCCATTTCTTTACGTTTTTCGTATGCCATGATAAATTTCCTTTAAAGAAGAACCCCCTCTTTTTAGGGAGGGGGTATGTTACTAATAACAATTACGGACCGTTACTACCCCAGACAGCACGAGAATCAGACCAGCCAAAGCTGTAACGCTCATAGCCTTTAGCTTTGACGTTCATGGTATCAAAGTCATTGTCTTGATCAAACGTGATAGCATGGCGTTCATAGTACTTCATACCACTACCACCAGGGATAGTATTACGAATAAACCAAGCATGTGGGCTTGAGAAGTAGTGATTTACTTTGAAGCCTCCAGGCAAGTAGTTACTACTAGCAATAACGTTAATGTCATTGTTAGCATTACCTGTTTGGTACTTAGAGTGAAGAATGCGTTGAGCATTAAACACTTCTTGACGAGCAATGTGCAAGCAGTAAGGTTGAATAGCAATCATCAAACCACGATCATTTTGCAGACCCATGATTGCAATCACTGCATCTTCCAAAGCAGCTTCAGACAAATCTACATCAACTGTAGGCTTGTTGGCCCAAGTTCCACCAGTGGTGTTGGGATGGTCTGTAGCACAGAGTGCTTTGCCATCACCGCCAGCATAAGTAGAATTAAACGCACGGTTGTAAACGTTAGCAGCTACGTTTTCTTTCGTTTGACGGAAAGACATAGCGAGTGCTGCTGCACGTTTTTTGGACACTACTTCATACAAGTTGTCGTCCATCTCTTCTTTAGTAACAATATAACCCATTGCATATGCAACGTGCGTATAACGAGTTACGTAGCCTTGCACTTCAGAATCATACTGAACACCAGAGCCTTGTGACTTAACTGGTACAAGACCAAATCCAGTCAGTTGGACATCTTCTTCGTAGTTTTGAGTAGAAGTGTCTTTGTCAAACAAGTCTACATACTCTTCAGGGTGCTCGTCATAAGTCTGTCCCCACCAAGCCTTGATGCCAGGCCATAGTGCTTTCGGGTGGGAACTGGTTGTGATAATGCCAGCCATAATCTATTCTCCTAATTAAATGCCAGCAGTGCCAGTGGCAGCGTAAGCGTGATTGTTAATCTTAACCAACAGCTTTGCGTAAGCAGTGGCAGGGGTGTTGTCAACTCGTTGGGTAAAGCCCATAAGTTTCAAGTTAGAAGTAGTGCCATCTGTAAGAGTAGCGGCAGTTACAGTACCTGAATCACTATAGTCTGTAGCACCAGCAGCAATGGCAAAGTTGGTATTACGACCAATATCAGTAACAGCAGTAGGAACTGTTTGACCATCTTGAATTTCAAAAATCAAGTTTGGATCATCAGCAACCATAGCATACTGAACAACAGTAGCACTAGCTTGAATG